CGTCCATGCTCTATCAACGTTTAGGTTGCGAAATTTGACACGTCATCCTAATTGATAGGAACCGTAGTTGGGCCGCGACTGGTTGTACGTTATGGCGTACCTCAGTGCATCGATGGCGTGGTTGTGCTTATCTACTGGAACGTTTAAGATACGAGCATCCCGATCCTCTTGCCAACGGTAGTTGCGAAGTTCCTTGATTACGTTGACACTACGTTCGGTGATCAGAAGCGGTCTGCTTTGAATGAACGAGATGCCCGTGCGTACCGAGTCTCCACCTTTGCGACACGGCAAGATATTGATCCCGTGGCCTCTGATTTCGGCGATGCTCTTTGGCTCAGCACAGTCAGCGATGACAACTCGTCGATCTTCGATTCGATCTCGGAGCATTTTTGCAATATCAGCATTAGACAGTTGCGTCGCGTATCCGACCTCATCGATTGCAAACCCGTGTCCATCTGTGAATGTCTCGACAATTGCTGTTGGGTCGGCTGTGTACCCGAAGTCCAATCCATAGAATGCTGGCTTATACGACTCCGGTAATGTAGGTACAATTTTGTAGTGCGTGAATATCGTGGATCTACTTACGCCCCTCTCACCAAGACCATATACACGCCAATAATTTTCGTCTGCGTCCTTGAGCCTTTCGATCTCTTCTACCACTTCCGTTTCAAGGAACGGGTTGTCCAAATACGTGGTCTTAAAAAATGCCGCGTCGTCTCGCGTGATGACTGACTCATACAGCCAGTGGTACTCGTCACTTGGATTAAAGTCGACAATGATCTTCCCAGTGGTACGGAGGATCAATTGCCTCCAATCCTCAAACGTGCATTCGTTGGCCTCATTGATAAACAGCACATTACGTTTGCGTCCCCGTATTTTTTGCGGCTGATCCACAGACACGAATTCGAATAGGTTGCCATACAACTTGTACGTGCCTTCGGATTTGTTGTGGTCGTCTGGATTGTACAACTGCTCGTTCTGCAACACCTCAAAGAAGTCACGCATGGCTGTGGCTCTGAGTGCAGGGAATGTCTTTCGACAGATCGTGATGACGGCTCCTGCATTTCGGTTGCGATAGGCTAACTCTATCAGCGACAGTAGTATGCTGTATGTCTTCCCTGATCGCGTACCTCCTTGATGCACCTGAATGCGTTTGTCAGTACCCCGGACATCGTAGTAGGTCTTAGCCAGTCTCATCTGTGAACCATGACAACGGTTTGCGTTCGGTCACCTCGATCTCTTGACGTTCCACATATCCTCGCCTGCGACCTTTGGTTTTGAGCAGAAAGATCGTTGCCGCTGGGTTGCCGTCTTTGATCAGTTCGTGCAAGTGCGATTCAGCAAAGTCCAGTGCAATGTCCTCCACCGACTTGACTTGCTGTGCATACTCAGCGTCATCTTTAAGCCATCGATAGTGGCTGTCCCTGTGTATGCCTACTGATTGACAGGCAGTTGTGACTACTCCGAGTGATCGTTGCAGGGCTTGCAACATCGCCTCCTTTTTTACGTGTCGTTTTTTGTCGTCTTCCACGCATTGAAAATAGCATCAATTTCTTGATACAACTCTCGCCTTGGCTCCCAACGAATTTCTTTGTACAGGTCGTCTGTGTCTGCCCACGTCTTTTCTACATCCCCCATGCGACCGGGCAACTCATCCCAATTGAATGGGATCCCCCTTTGTTTGCAACCTGCTATCCAGTAGGAAACGACTCGATCCGTTTCGTGGCTCTCGCCAATTCCGATCTCATACATATGCGTCATCCATCTGGATTCCACCTCGATCAATCTGCGCAAAGCCTCTACGGTGTCGCCCAAGTGACAAAAGTCGCGTTTGGGTGAGCGTCGGTGACGGTAGTGATTGAATGTCGTCTGTTCTTTCGTCGCGTGGATCAGTGCGCTGATCAGTGTCCTGTGCGTGCCATCCGGCGATTGGTCGTCATACACGTTGAACAATCTGGCTGTCGCTACGTCCATTTTCCACAGGTCGCGGTACACGGCTCCGAGGCTCTCGGCACATTGCTTGTGCACTCCATACGGCGACACAGGGATTTTGTCCGACTTGCCTGCGGAAGATCCAGCCATCAACAATTTGAATTTTTTGTTGCGCAGACTTTCGTACTTGGCGTATTCGAGCACGGCACTTGTGCTCAGGACGTTGTTGGCTAACGTACCTGCTGGATCCGAGATGGATGCAGGCACACGTGGTGTTGCCGCAAGGTGGATCATGGCATCTGCCTCGAATTGCGAGCAAGTGATCCAAGCAATGTCCGACGGTCCGCGAAGTTTGAGGAGATCGAAATTGCGGCGTTTGTCGATGCGCAGAACTTGATGCCCGTGGTTCTCTAGTTCACGACAGAGTTCTGTGCCTATATAGCCACTGGATCCAGTAACAATGATTTTCATTTGGATGGGAATTTGTCGTGCAACGAATCGAACAATCCGGGTTGGTGTGGTGTCAACGATTTCTGCTCGCTGGCGAAGAAGTGTTTCTTGGTCTTGCCTGCAATGCGTCCTCCTTTGGTATGACAGTCGTACACGTAGTCAGGCAGTTCCAAGATAGCGGCTTCGTCTGTCTTGGCAATCTCGTGCTCGATCTCTGAATCGGTGATCCCGATTTTGTGGTCGTACATGATGCATTGAAGCGCGTCCGGGTCTCTGGATTTGAGAGCCTGCGAGAGAATGATGACGGCTTTGGACACAAAGATCCGTCCCTTGGGTTTGCGCGGCTTGGGCGTATTGACGAGGGTGAACGAGTTGTACAACGCGTGGATCTCAGCGGTAATGATCCCGGCGCAATCCTCTGCGCTAATGGTCAACAAGCGTTTCCATACGTAGGTGGTGTATCCGGAGGCAACAAGTTCCTGTGCCATGTATCCGGCAAGTTTCGCGTCCCCACGACGAATGGATTTTTGGAGAGCGGATGCAACGTCTAGGAGCGCATATCCGCGTTTGGTCAAGATCTTCATAGGTCGGGTGTTCAAGGGTGAATGGTAACGCAGTATCCGTGTGATACAATGTCGTTGTCGATCAGGTACGTCCCTACTTTGACGAGGCACATCTGATTTTTTCGGTTGTAGTAGATGACGTTGTGCCGATTTGATTTGGCACGGGGGTCGGTCAAGTGATCGAAGGACATCCCGTGTCCCTTGCAAATCATTTTGAATCCACGCTTCATGATCACGCGGTTGACGTCCTGAATTGATCGCAGGTAGTGTGTGTTTTGTTCCATGCTGTAAATATATGGCACGGAGTAGGTTAGCCCCCTACCCCGTACCAATTATTTTTTACGAGAAATCCGTCTTACCCATGAACACAGACCACTCCAGCCACGTCACAGTAATGTAGTCGGTGGCTTGCCTGCACGTGCAGATGGTCCATCCTCCGGCGTGCTGATCAGTCAGATCCACGACGAGCCTACGTTCTACAGACACGGGTCCAGTGGCTCTGTCCTCTACGTACGTCTCAAATGGCGGTTGGGCCATTCTTAGAGCAATTTGTGCTCGCAATTGAGCCTTAGAGATCTCTTCTGACCAACCGGGTCTCCAACCCTTTGTCAGTATGTCGTTTTGCAGAATAACGACGTTGTGTGCTCGCCTCATGCTTTCTGGATTGCGATGACGTTCATAAAGGTCTGTCCGCCTACGAAGCAAAGAACGTAGTCGTTTGGCCCGCGATAGGTGAATTTGAATTTGCGTCCTGCGTAGGCACACACAGCAGAGTCGCCGGGTTGCAGTTGCTGAACGATGTCCTTGATATTCTCAGTGAGCAAATGAGCATCGTACGATTGCCCGTATGACTCAGCAAGGTGGGTAGCGCATTCCTGCGCGTAGGTGAAGTTTTGTTCCATGCCATAAAGATAGAGCACCCTATCGGTTATCCGACAAGATGCTCTAAATTTTTTTTTAGGATCCGGGGGCGAGCGAGTGTTTCATGGGCCGTACTTT